AGATACCGAAGAGGGTTATATTTTAGAGTGTCTTAATTGTAAGTATATGGAAGTGTATAGAGAAGATGTGGACACGGGCAAGGTTGTAGAAGACTACGCGGGATACGAGCATTATTATAATAAAGAACAGAAGGGATAATATGACAAAACATAAAATAACTGATTGGACAATTACCGCAGTTGTAGAACGACCAGACGGTACTTGGTACGATCATACTATTACTGACTTTCCAGAGCATATTGGAATTACAATAAATGAATGGTTGCAAGATTATAAAACATATGAAGAGGAAAGTAATGAAGAATAAAAAATATAAACTACCAGAACATTATTTTTGTATGAATGATTTGACACCTGGATTTGAAGTTGAAGAGTGTATCATACAAGAATGTGAGAGTGCGGGGCTAGAGATAACAGAAGATGAAGAGTTAGCGAGTGAGCGATGTTATGACCGAGCGTTTAAAGTTGTTAACCCATACAAAGATAAACTAAAAAAAGTATTAGAAATTTGTAAAATTAATTCTAAAAGAGATTGGGATCAAGATTTTGAGAACAAAGTAGAAGATGAGTTTAAAGTTATCTGTGATCTTATTGAAGACAAAGGGTGGTATAAAAAATGAAAAAACAAACAGAAACAATTGATGTTGAAATAACTGTAGATCATTATGGATTTTATCCAAATGATTATGCTTTTGGGGAGACATGCTCATCATATAGAAAATGGGTAGAATTTACTACAGAGAAGGAATGGCAAGACTATGAATGTGGTTCTTGGAAAACTGATGTTGAAATGATTGATGATTGGATTGAGGAAACTAATCAACCTTATGAAACATTATGGTCAGAAAAAGATGATGGTATTTATTTAGTTGATAAGGATTGGAGGAAACAAATATGAAAATAAAAGTAAAACAAAAACATATAGACCTAGCACCCAAGCTATTCAGTAAAGGTGTAAATGCAAAAGAGTGTTGTCCAATCTCATGTGCAGTGCAAGATAAATTTCCAGACAAACTTGTATCAGTTGGTTGGATTAGTAGTCCACAATATGAAAATAAAATGTTTCACGAAAGTTTTTATATTTCAGTGACTGATCCAGAAAATGATTATGAAGAAATTATTAAGGATAATTCTATAAGTAATATAGAGGATTGCTCTAGGTTTGCAGAAAAATATGATAATGGAGAAAAAGTTAAACCATTTGAATTTAAAATAGAGGAGAAACAATGACACAAAGAGATGAAGGACACAATTATAGAGATAGTAAGAATAGGGCTATGGAGTACGAGCGCAAGCAGAAGTATGAGGCAATCATTGATATGGTTATAAGGTGGTTAGATTCTAATATAGATGATTGGCAAGCCAATGATTTATTAAATGATCCTAAAATTAAAATTAAAAATGCTATTGCAGATGATAGTAGAGATTTAAAAGAAAAAATAGAATTAGCATTAGATCCTAAAACAACCAAAAGAGAAATAGAGGACGGGGACTTATGAAAATAAATGTGACAGAAGAAGATATAAGAAATGGTGAACCTGGACAATGCAATACTTGTGCAATTTCCCAAGCGTTAAAAAGAACTTTTAAAGTAGATGAAGTTTATACCGAAGTTGATGGTGGTGATATTATTTTAACAGTTAATGAAAAAAAATATGGAGTTAATTACAAAAATGAAAGTGATGTTCTAGACTTTATTTTTGATTTTGATCAAGTTGATGGATGGTCAAAAGTTAAACCAATGAGTTTTGAAATTTATGATGAACCAAGATAGACACAATAAAATATTATATTTACATAGTATCTGGTTAAGAGAGAACGGGTATAAAAATTGGAAAGCGTGCGAGCGTGCGAGCAAAGAAATGAAAAGGGGGTCAGTATCAGTACCAACTGCAAAGCAAGGTAGGTCGTAAGCCACCCCCCATTAACATAAACTTAAAAGCTATTAATGATATTGATTTATACGATAATTTACGTTAGAAGTCAAGTTTATGGGACTATCAAAAAACCTAACAGAACGACAACAAAAGTTTGCAGAATTACTAGTATACAACGAGGGGCGCAAGAGCCCGAGCGAGTGTGCTTATGAAGCAGGATACAAAACTAGACCTCGTCAGGCTGCGAGCGAGCTACGAAATCCTAAAATTGCACCATTGGTTGTGCAATATATTGGTGAGTTGCGAGCAGAAATACAAGAAAAATACGGTATTACATTTGAAAAACATTTAGGAGAACTAGCAAAGCTACGAGAAGATGCGCGAGCTAAAGGTGCTTGGTCTGCTGCAATCAATGCAGAAATAGCAAGAGGTAAGGCGGGTGGTTTATATGTAGATCAAAAGTTAGTTTTATCAGGTAATCTAGATAATATGTCAGAAAAAGAATTAGAATCTAAAATGAAACAAATTTTAGATGATCATAAAACTTTAATTAATATTACCCCAGAAGAACAGATAAAAGAATCAGTAATAGAATCAGACCTTGATAATAGTTTAAAAGAGAAATAAATTTACCCCAATACTTACTTGGAAATTTTTTTACTAGTGACCACTTGTTTGTCACTCCCTCGTATAATTTTGCCATCATTTACTCCTTGTGAGTTTGGTCCCTTCCTAGGTGGAAGTTGATCCCATTTTACATTAGGCATGTTCTTTGTCAATGTGGGATTAAAGATTCTATTAAAGTTTTCTTTGTATAAATCGTTAGTAGGTCTTGATCTACCATCATAATTAAATTTTTTATTTTTCATTTATTTTCTCCATTTTAACTATACATCCTTTTGGAAATACATTTCTGTCACTGAATAGTTCGTCATTTTGTTCATAACTTGCAAACGTTCTAACATTTTTATTATCTTTGTTAAGTAAATATGCATGAGTAATCATTACAGAAGGCATAAAACCTTCTGCTGTATGTAAGTCTGCATGCCCGGCATCACCCGTAATGTCCAACCACGTGATTTTGTAAAAATAATATCTTTTCTTTTTAATGACTACAGATTTGTATTTAGATTTTTTAAGTCGTTTCATATTATTCTTTATACTATAGGGGAATTTTTAGGCAAATTTGTTTTTACAAAAACCAAAAAATCCCTCGCGCGCCGAGTACATAAAAATAAACAGCCAATACCAATGCTTATTTAACCTCTATGCACTTACTGCATACACTAACCATACTTTTACTACTGTGCCAGAGCAAAATCGTCTACTATTCAACAATACTGTCATCTGTGCCATGATGTGCCACTCAAAACATACCCTTTGGCACAGCTATTAATCAACAATATCAACAATAATAGGTCAAATTTAGACTTTGTGCCACTGTGCCACCAATAAAAAGTGATCACTGAAAAAAAAAATTACCCTAAAATTCCACTTATGTATGGCACAGTTTAGAATCATTCTAAACTTTGTAGTTTTTTGTACCGTTTATTATTATTTTTTTAACACCTTTACCCTGTAATTCTATTGTTGCAAAAGGTTTCCATGATTTTTTAATTAAATTTAATTCTAAAATAAAATTTGACCATTGTTTTGGTGTTATATCTTTACTTTGTATTATTACTTTTTTCATAGTTTTAGATGCCCTCCACTCTCGCTTTGGGCATCTTTGGTACCATTATCCATTATGGATTCTTTAAACACCATGATTTTTTTTAGGTCCTGCATATGTATGCGACCTAAACCTTTGTAGGTTTTCATGTTTTAAAACTATTCTTGCTGGTTCCGGAGAACCAATTAATTTATTTTTTTCCAACGCTATAAATCTAACCTCTTCCATATAACCATCTTTAGTTTCAATATATATTGGACAATCTGATATGTTGGTGCCTTTTTCACCATCAGTAAATTTACCTAATATTTGTTGTAGATCTCTTACTCTCATTTGTTTAATCTATCCTCCTTAAATTTTGGATACATTTCGTTATGTCTTCTTGCCACATTCTTGACAAGTTTATACCACTTTTGTTTCCACATCTCTTTCATCTCACCTTCAGTTTTATTGTATGCATTTGCAATATTATCTAACTGTTTGATGTCTTTGTTTATAGTATTCATCAACTCTCCTTAAAAATTGGTGTTTATATTTTTGGAATTCTTTACCTTCGATAACAAACTCCTGGTAGTAATTATCTTTACTACACATCATCACCACACCTTTGGTAATTTCTGTTTTATATATAAAATTATGGGCCATAGCGTAGGCCGCCAATTGAAGACAGTAATCCCCGATCCACTCTCGGCGCTTCGGTTTGTTCGTTTGCTTGAAGTCTATAATAGCATCTTGACCCTTGTGTACCCCAACAAGATCAGTTTGGCCCGCATATAACCCAGGATAGTACAAAGTGCATTCTGTGCCGTAGTACAAGGGTACATTGCATAAACCCTGCTCTATGACCCTCGTAGCCATGTTATGGGCCTGTTTTCCAACGTTTGTCTCATCCAAATAACCTTTTTCCAATATATACATCTCAAGAATCTTGTGCATTGCAGTCCCTCGCGTTGCAGACTCATCCACGATCCGCGCCGCATTCTCCTCTCCCATCTTTTCTCTCCACTTCGCTAACGATTCGCGCTTCTCGGCTGATTCAGTTGCAGATAATATAGTTGTAACACTTGGTAACTTTTCTTTATCATCGATGTTATAATGACGTTTACCTTCTATCGCTTCGCGTACCGTTTTTGGATATATAAATTTATTCTCTCGTTTCATATGTTCCTTAAGTCATTGATATTGTTAAGTTTATTTAACTTCTGTTGTTGTATTTCGTAGAGTGGAGCGTGTGTTTTAAAAGAAGTTCCATCATCTCTTTGTCGAAGATCACCTTTATTATAAAAGTCAGCAGTCTCTAAAAATTTTTTTTTATCTAACCAACCACAAAGTTGTACAATTTTAGTGTTACGATTTATATTTACAAATAACAAAACATCACTTGTCATTTCTTTTTGATAACCAACAAAATTATGTACCCAATTATCTCTCATATCATGTTTACGAAGCATAGATTTTATGTCTATCTTTTTATCGTTCAATAAAATATCAGTGTCAAATCTTCCTTCATTATAATTAGGAGGATCTATTTCTAACAATCGATGTACAGTTAAATCTCCAATCAAACCTGTATATTGTTTTTCATAGTTACCATTAAATCCGGAACTACGATTACCAAAGTTTTTATATTTTAAAACTTCAACTGCTTTTTGTCTGTCATCATTATGTATTTCTACATTGATCATTGTTTAATCCACATCTTATAATGTTCAAAGTTAACTACATTATCTCTTACAACATTTTCAGGAATACTAGTGTAGTGTTCAATCACTTGTGTAATTTTTCCAAGCTTTGTGTGAGCATAAGGAAACAATAAACAACAAACTTTAAACGCATCTCTAAATACACATCTCCATTTATATTGTTTAAGATAAGGAGTGCCATCTATTCTTTTACCTTTTACTTTTTTAGGTCGTAAAGTTCCGACTCCTAAAACTTCATGTAACCAAATTAAAACGCTACGGTCAGTCATAGTAATTTCCATAGATATTCTCATTGAATTAGACATTCGATATCCTGGTTTATTTTTATGTTTTTTTTTCTTCTCAAATGCACGTCTTATATTAATACTTCCCTCACCATCAAAAAGCCCTGCTATATAGGCAATATCTACATCATTCATTGAAGCGTGACTTTCTTATCACCTTCTAATATTTCAGCAATTTCTTTTCCGGTTGCTCCTTCGGGAATAGTATTAAGTAGTTGTTCATATATTTCAGCCATTACTTCGCCTTGTGAATTACAAGTAGGACATTGATGTACTTCGGTATAAGAACCATTACTCTCTCTTAAGTAACCATTGCCTTTACAATGGTCACATATTACCTTAATCTTTTGTTTTTCCATTCTTGTATCCTAACTTCTTTGCTGCACGACTAGCTAGTGCTTCAATTGTTTTACTAATTGTAAGTTGTGCATCTAAAAACTTACCATCTGCTAAATAGTTTAGCTTCTTGTAAGTATCAATTGGTACAGATACTGATTTAAATTTATTTGGATCTGCCATTTTCTTCTTCTCCTTTTATCATCCTACCAATTTTATTTTGTGTTTTTATTTGTATTTCTTCTGCTATTTTTTTTCTATCTTTAAGAACTTTAGGATT